ATGACAGAATTTATAATGATGAATATGATTGGGAGGTGAAAGAGAATGAATAACTATTACATTACGTTCGGCAGTGAGGGACAGCCATTTAAGGGCGGTTGGATAATCATCGAGGCGGAAACAATAGAGCAAGCGTGCAAGATTTTCAGAGCGATGTATCAATACAAGGAAACTAACGATACACTATTAAAATTCTGTTCGATATACACAGAAGAAGCCTTTAAACAAACAGAAATGTATAAAGGCAACGACAATCTCGGCACAGGTTGTCACTGCAAAATAAGCATAAAAAAAGAGACCGTATGAGGTGCAACTCGAAACGGTCAAAGGTAATTACATAGATTATTAATCTATGTCAACATTATACCACAGAAAGGAACGAAAATCAATGATAAAGATAAATGAATTACAGCTTGAAAATGTCAAGCGAATAAAGGCGGTAAAACTTGAGCCGGCACAGAATGGTTTAACGGTTATCGGTGGCAAAAACGGACAGGGTAAAACTTCTGTCATAGACAGTATAGCGTGGGCGTTGGGCGGTGACAAATACCGTCCGTCACAACCACAGCGTGACGGTTCGGTCATTCCGCCTATTCTTCATATTGAATTGTCAAACGGTTTAATTGTGGAGCGCAAGGGCAAGAACAGTGCATTGAAAGTAATAGATCCGAACGGTAACAAAGGCGGTCAACAGCTTTTAAACGAATTTATCGAACAATTTGCATTGGATCTACCGAAGTTTATGCAAGGCACATCAAAAGAAAAAGCTGAAATACTGCTTCAAGTAATCGGTGTCGGAGAGCAGTTATATGAAATTGAAAACAGAGAAAAACAACTTTACAACGAACGTACCGCAATCGGAAGAATAGCAGACCAAAAGAAGAAGTTTGCGGAAGAAATAGTCGATTATCCCGAAGCACCGAAAGAACTTATTTCAATCTCGGAACTTATCCTAAAGCAACAGGAGATACTTGCAAAGAATGGTGAAAATCAACGCAAGCGCGAAAAAGCACAATCACTTTTGAAACGTTCAGAAGAATTAAAAGCACAGATTACAAATCTTCAATCACAACTTGATGTTGTACTTTCGGATCTTGAAATTGCACAAAAATCGGCACTTGATTTGCACGACGAATCAACCGAAGAACTTGAACAGAACATCAAGAACATTGAACAAATAAACATTAAAGTTCGTGCCAATATGGATAAAGACAAAGCCGAAGAAGAAGCGAAAGAATACAAGGACAAGTATGACGAGCTTACCACAGCTATTAGTAACGTTCGTAAAGAAAAGACGAATTTATTGAAGAATGCAAATCTGCCACTTGATGGATTGTCGGTTGAAGACGGCGAGCTTACATACAAAGGCTTTAAGTGGGATAACATGAGCGGTGCGGAGCAGATGAAAGTATCAACGGCTATTGTCAGAAAGCTCAATCCCGATTGTGGTTTTGTACTTCTTGATAAGTTGGAGCAAATGGATACCGACACATTAAAAGAGTTCGGTGAATGGCTTGAAAAAGAGGGATTGCAGGCAATAGCCACAAGAGTAAGTACAGGTGAAGAATGCAGTATCATCATTGAGGACGGATATTCAAGCGAATTAAGCATAGCAACACCTAATGCGACAAAAACTTGGAAAGAGGGAGAATTTTAATGGATATTACAAGCGGAAAAATCGAATCGGCACAAAAAGTAATCATATACGGTCCGGAGGGAATAGGCAAATCAACGTTTGCGTCGAAGTTCCCAAATCCTCTGTTTTCAGATACAGAGGGCAGTACAAAGCATATGGACGTAAGACGTTTGCCTAAGCCTACCTCTTGGACATTGCTAAAAGAGGAAGTAGCATATGTCAAAGCAAATCCGACTGTATGCAAAACATACATTATAGATACTTTTGACTGGGCGGAAAGACTTTGTATTGCAAAGATATGCGCAGATAATAACAAAAAAAGTATTGAGGATTTCGGATACGGTTCGGGGTATGTGTACGAATTAGAGGAGATAGGCAGATTTTTAAATTCACTTGATGAATTGATTGAATTGGGTATCAATGTAGTTTTGACGGCTCATGCACAGTTGCGCAAATTTGAACAGCCGGACGAAATGGGAGCATATGATCGTTGGGAGTTGAAACTCGGCAAAAAAACAAGCTCACAGATTTCACCTATTTTGAAAGAGTGGGCGGATATGATTTTATTTGTCAACTATAAAACATTTTCGGTTGCGACAGATGACAAAGGAACAAAACATAAGGCACAGGGCGGTACAAGAACAATGTACACCACGCATCACCCTTGTTGGGACGCAAAGAACCGTCATAATCTACCGGACGAAATGCCGTTTGAGTATGAAAAGATTGCACACTGTTTTGAAGATAATGTACAACCTATTGCACCGACACCGTCAGTTGCACCGACACCGTCAGTTGCACCGACACCGCCTGTAACACCAACGCAAAATGTTGCACCAACAACACATATTACAGAAAACATATCAGACGAAAGAAAAGAATTTGATACACCGGCACAATCGTTTGATATGCCGAAAGAAGTAAATATCCCGAGAGCTTTGGCAGACTTAATGCAGATGAATAAAGTAACAGACGCTGAAATAAGACAAGCCGTAGCATATAAGGGATATTATCCCGAAGATACACCGATAGAAAATTACGACGCTGATTTTATCAACGGTGTATTGGTAGGAGCATGGAATCAAGTATTTGAGATTATAAAGAAAATGAGAAATGAGAATGTATTTCAAGGAGGTAACGAATAATGGCAGAAGAAAGAGAATTTGGTTGGGATGATGAAATAGAAAACGACAGTGAGTTTCAAATATTGCCCGAAGGTGATTATAATTTTACGGTAACAGGCTTTGAGCGTGGCAGACATCAAGGAAGTGCTAAACTTCCGCCGTGCAATAAAGCGATTATAACATTAAACGTTGCGGACGGCAAAGGTAATCAAGGTACGATTAAACACAACCTGTTTTTACATACAAAAACAGAGGGAATGCTTTGTGCATTTTTTACCGCAATAGGACAGAGAAAGCATGGCGAAAAGTGCCGTATGAATTGGAGTGCGGTTGTCGGAGCGACAGGCAGATGTAAAATCGGTATACATGAATATACAAGCACAAAAACAGGTGAAGTCTTAAAATCCAATGAAATAAAAAAATTCTATGAGCCGACAGGAACACAAGCCGAACCAACGCAATCACCTGCGTCGTCATTTACTCCGGGAAGTTTTTAAGGCGGTGTAATAAATGGAATTAAGACCATATCAAAATGAAGCTAAATCAGCCGTTTTCCGCGAGTGGGAGAACGGCTGTAATAAAACATTGCTCGTTCTTCCGACAGGGTGCGGTAAAACAATAGTTTTTGCAAAAATAACGGAAGAATGTGTGCGAAAAGGTCAGCGTGTTTTAATACTTGCACATCGTGGGGAACTGTTGGAACAAGCGTCTGACAAGATTATGAAAACAACCGGCTTAGGTTGTGCAACGGAAAAGGCAGAGGAAAGCTGTATAGGAAGTTGGTACAGAGTAGTTGTAGGTTCGGTACAAACACTAATGCGTGAAAAAAGATTAAATCAATTCAAAAGTAATTACTTTGATACCATTATAATAGACGAGGCACATCATTGCATATCCGACAGTTACAGACGTGTATTAGACCATTTTTGTGACGCAAAGGTATTAGGTGTTACGGCAACACCCGACAGGGGCGATATGAAAAATCTCGGACAGGTTTTTGAAAGCCTTGCATATGAATATACACTCCCAAAGGCTATTAAAGAGGGATATTTAAGTCCGATAAAGGCTTTGACAATTCCGTTAAAGCTTGACCTAACAGGAGTGGGAACACAGGCGGGCGACTTTAAATCAAGCGATTTAAGTACGGCACTTGATCCGTATTTGTATCAAATAGCAGATGAAATGGCAAAGCATTGCATTAACAGAAAAACGGTTGTATTTCTGCCACTTGTAAAGACGAGTAAAAAGTTTAGAGATATTCTGAACGAAAAAGGCTTTAAAGCGGCGGAAGTAAACGGCGAAAGCAAAGAAAGAGCAGAAATATTAAATGATTTTGAAAACAATAAGTATAACGTATTGTGCAATTCAATGCTTTTGACAGAGGGTTGGGATTGCCCTGATGTTGATTGCGTTGTCATATTAAGACCTACAAAAGTACGCAGTTTGTACAGTCAAATGGTAGGACGCGGAACAAGACTTGCACCGAATAAGGACCACTTACTTTTACTCGATTTTTTATGGCATACGGAACGACACGAACTGTGTCACCCCGCACATTTGATTTGCGAAAATGAAGAAGTTGCCGTAAAAATGACGGAGAATATCGAAAATGCGGGTTATCCTGTTGACATAGAAGAGGCAGAGGAAAAGGCAAGCGAAGATGTAGTTGCACAAAGAGAAGAGGCACTTGCAAATCTTCTTGCCGAAATGAAGAAACGTAAGCGTAAATTGGTTGACCCTTTGCAGTTTGAGATGAGCATACAGGCAGAAGATTTATCCGGATATGTACCGACATTCGGTTGGGAAATGTCGCCTCCGTCAGACAAACAAATAAAGGTACTTGAAAAATACGGAATATTCCCCGACGAAATAGACAATGCAGGTAAGGCAACCAAACTGCTTGAAAGATTGGAAAAAAGACGTGTGGCAGGACTTACAACTCCAAAGCAAATACGCTTTCTTGAAAGTCGAGGTTTTCAGCACGTCGGTGTTTGGGAGTTTGAAAAAGCAAAAAATCTTATTGACAGAATTGCCGCAAACGGTTGGCGAATACCGTCGGGGATAAATCTGAGTGAATATTAAAGGAATTAAGATATGAACGATTATAATTTGACAGAAATTCTTGAATATATTGATCCGTCAACTTGCAGTTATCAAGAGTGGATAAACGTAGGTATGGCACTAAAACACGAGGGATATACGGTATCTGATTGGGATATGTGGAGTATGAAAGACGTAAACCGTTACCATAGCGGTGAATGTGCAAAGAAGTGGACGACATTTCAAGGCTCATCTGCTCCCGTTACTGCCGGAACTATCATTCAAATGGCTAAAGAAAACGGATACCATTATGAAAATGTATCAGCCGAGCTTGATTGGGACAGTGAAATAGGTTTTAAAGACGAACTTGTCATAGTGGATAAGAATTGGATTGAACGCAGTGAGATACATATTCCGGAGAAATGGAATCCGACAGAGCAGATTATCACATACCTCGAAACACTTTTTGAGCCGGATGAAAACGTAGGCTATGTTACGGAAAGTTGGGAACATGACGGAAAATTCTTGCCGTCAAAAGGCTGTTACGACAGAACGGCAGGTCAGCTTATAAAGGAACTGTACCAATGCAAAGGCGATATAGGCAGTGTACTCGACGATTATAACAGCGAAGTCGGGGCGTGGATAAGGTTTAACCCTCTTGACGGTATGGGCGTAAAAAATGAAAACGTAACGGAGTTCAGATATGCACTTGTCGAATCCGATACAATGGACATTTCGGCACAAAAAGCCATTATAACAGAATTGGAATTACCTGTTGCGGCACTCGTACACAGTGGCAAAAAGAGCCTGCACGCAATAGTAAAAATTGACGCGTCAACATATGAAGAATATAAAAAACGTGTTGATTATCTGTATAACGTGTGTAATAAAAACGGATTGAAACTTGATATTCAGAATAGAAATCCGTCAAGATTATCGCGTATGCCGGGCATAATGCGTAACGGTAAAAAACAATATCTTCTTGATACCAATATAGGTAAAGAAAATTGGAATGAGTGGCGTGAATGGATTGAAAGCGTGAATGATGATTTGCCCGATCCGGAAAGTATGGCGGACGTGTGGGATAACTTGCCCTCTCTTGCACCGCCGCTTATTGACGGAGTTTTAAGACAGGGACATAAAATGCTTATAGCAGGACCGTCAAAGGCGGGTAAATCATACGCATTGATTGAGTTGTGCTGTGCCATTGCAGAGGGAAAGAAATGGCTTGAATGGAACTGTACACAAGGCAGAGTGATGTATGTTAATCTTGAACTCGACAGAGCAAGTTGTCTGCACCGTTTTAAAGACGTTTATACCGCACTCGGCATAACACCAAACAACTTATCCAACATAGATATATGGAACTTAAGAGGACGCAGTGTGCCGATGGACAAGCTTGCTCCAAAGCTTATACGCAGAGCAAGTAAAAAGAATTATATAGCGATTATAATTGACCCTATATATAAGGTTATAACAGGCGACGAAAACAGTGCAGACCAAATGGCGCATTTTTGTAATCAGTTTGATAAAGTGTGTACAGAACTCGGTTGTGCGGTTATATATTGTCATCATCACAGTAAAGGTGCTCAAGGCGGTAAAAGAAGTATGGACAGAGCTTCGGGTTCGGGTGTGTTTGCACGTGATCCAGACGCACTTATCGACCTTGTAGAACTTGAATTGAACGACGATATATTAAAACAGGAAAAGAATAAGGCAGTATGTAAAGTATGTGAGGGTTGGTTATATAAATACGATAAACTGTATCATGCGTCACAAGACGATTTGTGCAGTGAAACTCAAATGCTTGCATTGTGCCGAGAATACCTTGAAAACGACGCTTACGAGTGCGTTATAGAAGATGTAGGTAAGGCAAGAAAAACGGTTGAAAGCCGTAGTGCGTGGCGTATAGAGGGTACGCTTAGAGAGTTCCCAAAGTTCGCACCGGTAAACCTGTGGTTTAAATATCCGGTACATGATATTGATAATATCGGAGTGTTAAAAGACATTGCAGTTGATGACGGAATGCCTACATGGAAGAAGAATTTTGCTAAAAAGAAAACGGACGCAGAACGTAAAACAGAACGTAAAAATTCACTTGAAACGGCATTCGAGGCGTGCGGAATTGATGATAAAGTGACAGTAAAATCTATGGCGGAATATATGGGAGTATCGGAAAAAACAGTAAGAAGACGATTAAAAGAACACGGTGGATTTTGGATTGATGAGGGTCAAGTAGGTAAGAAATAATTGGGACAAAGTCGAAAAATGTCCTGTCCCTTTAATAAGGTCAAAATCGAAAAATGTCCTTGTGTCTTTAGGGACAGACAATTCGGGACAAAATCGACTTTGACCTTAGGGACAGACAAACTATATATACTACGTATATATAAAGGTTTCCCTTTCCCTAAGGTCAGGGGGAAGTAGTTGTGCGACAGCTTACGCACAACAACTCCTTCCCCTTACTGACTGACAAAGCAAAATTTCAAAATAAGTCGAAGTAAATAAATGGAAGTGAGAAAATGAAAGTACAATTTTTTATGGCAATGATACCGCCGACAAAAACGTATCAAGAAAAAAAGATTGCGGTCGTAAAAGGTAAGCCGGTATTTTATGAGCCGCCGGAAGTTAAAGCGGTAAGAGAAAAACTTGCGGCACATCTTTCACATTACGCACCTGAAAAGATGTTTGAAAAGCCTGTGCGTATGGTGACAAAGTGGTGCTTCCCGAAAGGTAAACATTCAGACGGTGAGTATAAGGCAACGAAACCCGATACGGATAACTTGCAGAAAATGCTTAAAGACGTTATGACGGAAGTGGGATTTTGGAAAGATGACGCACTTGTGGCAAGTGAAATAACAGAAAAGTTTTGGGCGGAGCAGACGGGCATATTTATAAGCATTGAGGATTTGTGATATGGATATTCTTGAAGTAAAACAAAATCTTAATAAAACGGTTTATTATTCGGATTTTTATAATATCCCCGAACCGACACCGTTTATCCTTAATGCGTGTATCGCAAGAAAAGACCCGAGAGGATTTTTGAAATATTCACTTGAACTGTTGGACAAAACCAAACACGCAGTAATTATTGTGCCGATTGAAAAAGTAAAATTGAAAATTTATGAATGAGGAGGAAAAGTAATGCAAGTAGAGTTGAAAGTGAACGATAAAAGCGTTCAAGCTGAAATCAGTGAGGAACAGTTAAAAGAGACAATATTGTTTGAGCAGTTAAAAAAGCTAGGATTGATTGAGGATAAACCTAAAACTGGATATGAGAGGATTAAAGAAGGTGAAACATATTATGTAATTAATACAGAAGACGATAGTATGTTAAATATTACAGAGTTTAATGACCAAACGGATGAGCGATGTTATAATAAGGGCAATTATTACAATGATAAGGTGATTGCCAAGAACAATGCAAGAGCTGATAGGTTATTGCGTTGTTTAAGACAGTGGCAGGCACAAAATGACGAGCCTATTTCAGTAGAAGATTGGAACAATGAAAGTAAAAAGAAGTGGTTTATTATATATAGTTCTGAAGAAATGTACGCAGAGTATTATTATATTATGCGATTACCTAATACAATATATTTCACCACCAAAGAAAAAGCCGAAGAAGCTATCGAAGTATTCAAAGATGAATTGATATGGTATTTTACCGAGTATGTTCAGAGATTGGACGAGGTGCAAAATGTGTAGATGAAATAATGAAGGACTTGAAATGAGATTTTTTCAAGTAGAAGAAATCCGAAAGATATTATAAATGTACAGAAGTGTGACAACCATACTTATTATTGGTTAACTACAAACGGATTAAAGTGGTTAGGACGACAACTTAATATAGTTATAAAAGAAGACGGAAAGGGGAATTAAAATGATTTGTAACAACAAAAAATGCGTATTCCATAAAGGAGAAACAGATTGCCTATTACCGAAGAACGAAAATTTTCAAATTACGATGAATGACAGAGTAATATCGTGTCTTAATAATATTAAAGACGAAAACGACTTGTCGGCAGAAGGTAAAAAAAAATTGAAAAGTGTCCGGAATATGTACCGGATAAGAAAGCATAGGGGGAATTGATTTGACGATTAAAGAATGTAAAGAGTGGCTGTTAAGGGCGAGAAAGACGGACGAGGAGATTAACGCATTGATTTTGGAGCAGGAGCGAGCATTGACAAACGCAACAAGCACTGTGGCTAATTCGGGCAGTGAAAAGGTGCAGACGTCAAACGTGAATACTTCGGAGAATAAGTTCATAAGCTATGCCGCTTATTCCGAATTGATAGATAAACGCATTGACAGACTGTATGAAATTAAAAAAGAGATTTTGGAAACCGTGAATAAAGTCGATGACGCAACTCTTAGGACTATCCTTATATTGCGTTATCTCAATTTTCAAACGTGGGAAATGATTGCTTGTAAAATGAATTACAGTTATAAACAAGTGTGCAGATTACATGGAAAAGCATTGAATTTAATAAAAGATGTCATAGAATGTCCTATTGCACCTGTGATATAGTATATCATGAAATAAGTAACATAAGCGGTGTATCATCGTGAGATGATGGGTGAATATCTCGTGTAACTGATTGGTGGGAATGGAGATATTAGATTAAACAGATTGTGTGTTAATCATGCAGTCTGTTTTTTGTTTGGAGAAAATATGGATTTAAACGATATTAAGGATAAAGCCGAGAATGTTTACGGCGGAGAAAATACAACTGAATATAAAGAATTTGAAGATAAGTTTAAACCGAAGAAAACGACTGATGATTGTTATACACCCGATAATATTTACGAAACGGTTGCGGATTATGTTGCAACACGATTTAAAGTGGACCGTAACAAGTTTGTGCGTCCTTTTTATCCGGGTGGAGATTACGAGAAGTATAATTATATGTCTGATAATATTGTTGTGGATAATCCGCCGTTTTCAATATTGGCACAGATAGTGAAATGGTATCAATCGCAAGGGATAAAATTTTTCTTGTTTGCACCGGGTTTAACTATTATTGGATTAACACGACACGCAAATATAATCTGCGTAGGGTATACCGTGACATATGAAAACGGCGCAAAAGTTAATACATCGTTTGTAACAAATATGACAGATAATCTGATTGAAAGTAGTAGCAAATTATATAAGCGTTTAGAAAATGCAGATAAAGAAAATTTGCGAAAAATAAAAAAACAATTACCTAAGTATACTTATCCTGATAACATATTGACAGCATGCAGAATGAATACACTTTCGCGATATGGTGTTGATTTTGCGATAAAGCGAGAAAATGGATATTTTATGCGTGATTTAGATAGTCAGCGAAAATTCAAAAAAGGCATTTTCGGTCGCGGTTATTTAATATCGGGCAAAAAAGCTGCAGAACTTAAAGCTGCAGAACTTAAAGCTGCAGAACTTAAAGCTGCAGAAAATGTTTGGGAGCTGTCGGAACGAGAGAAAGAAATCATAAAGACTTTGAAATGAAAAATAAAAAAAGAAGTGGAAAGGTGAAAACAATGTCCGAAAGAATAAAGGCATATTGGCAAAAACGAAGATACAAACGAGAACGCAAGAAGTTCATACGCAAATGGAACGAGGATAATAAAAATTGGTGCGAGTGCCGGCACAAGCGCAGAGCGTTAGAACGTGCGTTGACAAAAAACGGTTATACGATGTAATCAAACAGAAAATGTGAAAGTGAGGTGAAATTCATGGCAAGACCGAGAAAGATTACGAAAGAGACAGTCCAAAAACTCGAAGAGGGATTTTTAATGGGGTTAAGTGACCGAGAGGCTTGTATTTATGCGGATATAGCGGTAAGCACGTTATACAATTACTGCAAGAAACACAAGGAGTTTTCGGAGCGAAAAGAGCTACTTAAAGACAATATCAAAATGAAGTCGAAATTAAACGTTGCACACGGGATAAAAAAGGGTGATATTAATTTATCGTTATGGTATCTTGAACGCAAATGCAAAGATGAATTTTCACCAAAGCAAGAGATACAGCACAGTGGCACAATGGACATAAACAATCCTATGGCAAATCTTACGACCGATGAATTAAGGAAGTTGATAGGCGATGGATAAAAACTTAATAATGCTTGAGGCGAAAAAAGAACTTGCAAGACGTGAGTTCTTTTATTTTTGCCATTTATCTGCACCGTCATTTTACAAAACAGACAGAAAATTTCTTGTCAGACTATGCAACGAAATGCAATCGTTTTACGAAAGTGACGAAGACGCACTGATTATAAACTTACCGCCACGACACGGCAAGAGCCGTACTGCGTCAATGTTCGTCGAATGGGTACTCGGCAGAAATCAAAGTGAGAAGATAATGACCGGTTCATACAATGAAACATTATCAACCACCTTTTCAAAAGCGGTGCGTAATGCGATACAGGAAGAAAAAGCCGATGAAGAAAAGATTGTGTACAGTGACATATTCCCGAACGTCAGAATAAAGCAAGGCGACGGGGCAATGAATCTATGGAGCTTGGAGGGCGGTTACAACAACTATCTTGCAACATCGCCGTCGGGTACGGCAACAGGTTTCGGAGCAAGTTTATTAATTATCGACGACCTTATCAAAAATGCGGAAGAAGCATACAACGAAACAGTAAAAGAAAAGCATTGGGAATGGTTTACGAACACGATGTTTTCACGACTTGAAGAAAAAGGCAAGATAATTATTATAATGACACGTTGGGCGTCGGGCGACCTTGCGGGACGTGCGATTGAGTATTTCAGTGACAACAACATATCTCACAGAGTAATAATGATGAAAGCCGTATGTGATGACGGCAGTATGCTTTGTGATGAGATACTCTCACGATACAGTTATGATTTAAAGATAAAGGCAATGGGTGCGGACATAGCAAGTGCGAATTATCAGCAAGAGCCGATTGATTTGCAAGGCAAACTCTACACAACGCTTAAAACATACGACAGTTTACCGCCGATTACGCAAATACAATCATATTGCGATACCGCCGATACTGGTGCGGACTATCTCTGCAACATAATATACGGCATATACGGCAAAGAAGTATACGTCATAGACGTGTATTATACCGATGAGCCTATGGAGATTACAGAGGGTGAAACGGCACGCAGATTGTACGAGAATAACGTAAATCTTGCAAAGATTGAAAGCAATAACGGCGGACGTTCGTTCGCAAGACGTGTGCGTGAAATACTTGCCGAAAAATACGGCAGTAATTTTACAACGGTGAAATGGTTTCATCAAAGCAATAACAAAGAGGCACGAATATTATCCAACAGCACTTGGGTAATGGAGCATATATATTTTCCTTGCGACTGGCATATACGTTTTCCGGAATACTACAAGGCTATGACAACATATCAGCGTGAGGGCAAGAACAAGCACGACGACGCACCCGACGCAACAACGGGTATTGCGGAAATGATGAACAGGAAAAAGGGCGGACTGTCAATTTTAAAGTAGGTGATAAAAATGGATTTGGAAACAGTGAAAAAGCTGATAAAAAAATATATACCCGGACACGAGAATTTTATATCGAGAGTGCAGACGGCGGAAAGGTATTACTTAAACGACAACGATATTTTGCACATAAAGCATAGCGAGGACGAAAAGCCTTTGAGGAATGCGGACAACAGAATACCGTCTAATTTTCACGGATTGCTTGTAGACCAAAAATCGGCATATATGTTTACATCGCCGCCGTTATTTGACGTTGGGAATAAATCGGCGAATGAGAAGATAAGCGATATACTTGGAAGTCGATATACAAAAATCTGTTCAAGGCTTGCTATTAATGCGGCAAATGCCGGTGTAGGTTGGATTCACTATTGGGATAATGACGGATTTAAGTACGACGTTATAGACAGCAAGCAAGTTATACTGATATGGAGCGATACTTTGGAACACGAACTTACGGCGTGTTTCAGAACATATCAAGAGCTTGACGATAACGGTGACACTTATCATGTTTATGAGTATTGGACTGATAAGGAATGCAGTGTATTCCGTAAGAAGATTGGCGACGGTCTTGAACGGCTTGAAATGTATAATATGTTCAACGTGTATGACGTTGAAACAAACGGAACTGTATGTAACGTGTACAGTCATAACTTCGGACGTGTGCCGTTTATTCCGTTTTTCAATAACGGCTTTCATCGTGACGACCTTACACCGATAAAGGGACTTATTGATACATACGACAAAACATACAGTGGCTTTATAAATGACCTCGAGGATATACAGGAGATTATATTCGTGCTTAGCGGATATGAGGGTGAGAGCCTTTCGGAGTTTTTGACTCAACTAAAGAAGTATAAAACGATTAAGCTTGATTCGGAGGAAGGAGCAAGCGGAGGACTTTCGACTTTGACGATTGATATTCCGGTTGAGGCGAGAGAGAAAATGCTCCAAATGACACGCAAGAGTATTTTTGAACAGGGTAAAGGTATTGATCCCGATCCGCAGAACTTCGGTAATTCATCGGGTACGGCATTGAAATATTTGTATTCACTGCTTGAACTCAAAGCCGGTATGGCGGAAATGGAGTTTAGGAGTGGGTTTGAAGAACTCATCAAATCGATATGCGATTACAGCGGTATCGCTTGTGAAAATGTCACGCAGACGTGGACAAGGACAAGCGTTTCAAACGACACCGAACTTGCGGATATAGCACAAAAAAGCGTTGGTGTTATATCTCAACGCACGATTATTGAACGTCATCCGTTTGTCGAGGACGCAGATAAGGAAATGGAGAGAATTGCGGAAGAAAAGGACGACAGTGACGATATAATGGGTGGACATAATGAATGAGTATTGGAAGAAGAGGAACAGTGAGCTTTTAAAAATCCACGCACAGAAAGCCGATGATATAGAACGTGAACTTATAAAAGAGTATGAAAGGTCCTTAAACGGCATAAAAAAAGAGATTGAAACGTTTTACGCAAGGTATGCTGATGAAAACGGTATCAATATGGCAGAGGCACGAAAGCAGTTAAGTCGTGAAGAACTTAAAGGCTTTAAGATGTCGCTTGAGGAGTTTAGGGAAAAGGCACTCGATAACGCAGACGGTAAGTGGACGACAATGCTTGATAATGAGTATATGCGTTCAAGAGTAAGCCGTTTGGAGGCACTCAAATATCAAATGCGCGGAGAAGTCGAACTCTTGAAGCAAAAACAGGAGGATAAATTTTCAACGTCACTTGAAAAGGCGTACAGTGATACATATTATACAACACATAAACATATAGCCGATTCGCTTGACAGTGACGTAAATTTTGCTAAGTTCGACCGTGACACGGTAAAGAATGCGATATATGAAAAGTGGCTTGACGGAAGTAATTTCTCCGACAGGATATGGAACGATAAGCAGAAACTTTTAAGAGAACTCAATACAAATCTTGTACAGGGCATAACAAGGGGCGACAGTCCCGATAAAATGATTAAAAATATTTCTGCAAGAATGAATGTTTCAAAAAGCCGTTCCGCCGCACTGTATCAGACGGAATATACGCATATTATGGTTGACGCAAGATTGCAGTCGCTAAAGGACGCAGGCTTTGAAGAATACGAGATTGACGAGAATTTGGACAGTGATATTTGCAGTGAATGTGCAAGTATACACGGTAAGCATTTTAAACTTTCCGAGTATCAACAAGGTATAACCGCTCCGCCGTTTCATACCCGTTGCAGAGGTACAATAACGGCATATTTTGCGGAAGATGAAAAACAAGATGACGATGCGGAAACACAACAAGATGACATTGATTATATGTCAAAGGCATTTGGCGGTGACAGAAATCCGAAAATCGGCACCGAAGTTAAACAAGCCGAAATAAGTATGAATAACGGTACAACGGAGAAAATCAAACTAAATCCGATTACAAACAGTCAGTTTGAAATGTTTGTTGATGATACGAATATTGCGAATAAAAAAGCAATTAAACTTGCCGAACGTAGTTTGAGTATTATACAGAAAACGATTGACGGAAAGGTAGAAATGCCAAAAGTAGCGATAGTTGATTTTGATTTGAATAATTTTGAACCGACTGCTATTGCGGGTTACGACAAACGCACGGATATAATGTACATAAACGGTAAATATATGACTGTTAAAGACATTATCAAGTATGTAAATGAACAAATGGGAATGTTTGCAAACAAAACAGAATTTGCACCATATTTACACGAGATAGGACACAAATATTTTGAAAATTGTGTAATTTCTATTGCCAAAAAGCATAATTTGAGTTATAATCAAAGTATAAATTTGATTAAGTCTAAAACGTCTGAATGTTTAAAGAGTTACTTGGAAAGCAATCCGAACTGTATAGAAAAACAAATTAGCGAGTATGCGAGTTTGAAGTATGGAAAGGGCAAGATACAAGAGTTATATGCGGAGTGCTTTTCAATAGTCGGTAATGATAATGAGTTGAAAAATTTATTGATTAATGTTATAAAGAGTTTGATGTAGAGAGGTGTTTGACATGATGTGGAATCCGTCTAAGGAAACAGCTGAATTGCTGAAAAAAGCTAATGAAGCTTATGAGGCAGGAGATTTAGAAGAATATAAAAGATTGCATGCCGAATTTACGGAACTATTTTCAAAAGAAATAGAAGAACACGAGAAGAATATGCCGAGTAGTTTTTGCTGATACAATAATATAAAAGCACGTCTTTGGGCGTGCTTTTTTGATACCAAAAAAGGAGAGTGGAACAAGTGAATATACGAGGTTTACCGCCTTAGCACCTATGAAACGGTGCTTTTTTTATACTCTTTTTTCAAGTGTTGCAGAGAATAAAGAACAATGCTTTTTTTACAGGAACGCACCTGAATAAAAAATTAATTTAAGGAGAGATAATAATGGAATGGTTAAAGGCAATATTGGAAAAGGCAAAGATTGAGGACGGCAAGTTGGATATTGACGGAGTGATGTCGACTGTAAACTCTGAATTTCCGAAGTATGCAGTACCGAAAAATGTTTTCAATGACAAAGTTACAGAGCTTAAAACGGCGAACAAAACCATTGATGACCTTAAGCAATCCAATGCCGACAATGAGGAATTGCAGAAGAAAATCACAGAGTATGAGGGAGAGATTGAAACGCTCAAGACAAATGCGTTGAACATCGCTAAGACGTTTGCCTTAAAGGAACAGCTTGCAAAAGCAGGTGTGACAGATACAGATTATCTTATTTACAAGCAAGGCGGAATTGACAAGTTTACATTCGACAAAGACGGCAAGCCTGTCGGTGTGGACGATATTCTTAAACCGCTTAGGGAGGATAAGACGTACTCACACCTTTTTGCCGAAAAAGGAGGAGCATATACACCAAAAGGCGGAGGCGGAAGTTCAGACGTAAATCCTTGGGCAAAGGACACATTCAATCTTACCAAACAGGGAGAAATTTATAAAAACGATCCTGCTAAAGCAAAAGTATTAATGCAAGAGGCAGGAATAACAGGAGGAATTTAATATGGGAACAACATTATCAGATATTATCGTACCGGAACTGTTTAATCCGTACGTTATTCAAAAGACACTTGAAAAATCGGCACTTGTACAAAGCGGTATAGTGCAGAATGACGCAGAGTTTGACAAGCTTGCGTCACAGGCAAGTCCGCTTGTGAATATGCCGTTTTTCTCTGACCTAACAGGTGAATCGGAAACTGTTATCGAGGGCGACGACCTTACAGCCGATAAAATCAGCAGTAAGAAAGACGTTGCGGTGATTTTAAGACGTGCGAAGATGTGGAGTGCCACAGACCTTTCTGCCGCAATGTCGGGAGCTGATCCTATGGCGGCGATTGCAAGCCTTGTATCTGACTTTTGGGTAAGAGATTTACAAAAGGAACTTATCGCAGTGCTTAAAGGTATCTTCGGCACAATTCCGGCAGTCTCCGACGGTTCGCCTAAAGAGGCTGAAACAAGACTTGCGTCAAACATTCTTGATATGTCAAGCGCAAGCGGTAACGGTGCAAAATGGAGCGGAAGTGCTTTTATTGACGCACAACAGCTTTTAGGCGACAACAAAGCGGAACTTACCGCCGTTGTTATGCACAGTGCAGTTGAGGCGGCACTCAGAAAGCAAGACCTTATTGACGTAATTCAGCCGTCGGGGGCAAATCCGTTCAGTACATATATGGGTAAGAGAGTTATTATTGACGACGGCTGTCCTGTAACAGGTTCTGGTTCGAGTCAAGTATTTTCAACATATCTTTTCGGCAACGGTGCGATTGCTCTCGGCAACGGTACACCGGAAAAGTTTGTTGCAACAGAAACAGACAGAGATAAGAAAAAGGGCAGCGGTGTTGATTATCTTATCAATCGTAAGACGTATATTCTTCACCCACGCGGTGTTAAGTTTACGGACGCCGATGTCGCAAATACGGAAGGTCCTACGCGTACGGAACTTGCCAACGCAAAAAACTGGACACCCGTATATGACCCTAAGCAGATTAGAATTGTCGAAATGCGTCACAAGATTTGATGAGGTGACTTATGGACGAGTATATAACTGTTTTTACGGATATGTACGGCATAAGCGAAGATGACAGAGGAAAAGCCGAAAGGTGTATTGAAAGCACAATCGAATATATCAAGAATTATTGCCATATTGACAGTATTCCCGATGATTTAAAGCATACCGTTATTCTTATGGCGGCGGACTTGTTCCGCTATGATGTGTCGTCATCATCGGGACAGTACGACAATGTCACGTCAATCAAAGAGGGCGATGTTACCGTATCGTACGGCAGTAATTCAAGCAGTATGTCGAGCGTGTTTAAAGACTACAAAGCAAGGCTTGCACGTTTCAGAAAGTTGGTGTGGTAATGAATATTGTAAGACAGGCTATTGAAAGATTGTATAAAGGCTTGTGTTCGGTTAGAGTCAAGGTTTCAAGCGTGAATAAAGAAACAGGCGAAACAGTATTTACCGAAAAGGTTGTTTTAACCGAACAGCCTTGCCGACTTTCTTTTTCAAGCCGAAACTCATCGGCGAAAGATGACGGATACAACACCGTTTCACAATCGGTTGTACTTTTTATTGCACCGGAGGTTGAAATACCGTCGGGCAGTAAAATAACCGTTACACAAAACGGAAAAACAACTGACTATTGCCGTAGCGGTGAAAGTGCGGTTTATACATCGCACCAAGAAATTGCACTGGAATTATTCGAGGATTATGCGTAATGAATGAGATTGATTTTTCACAGCTTGAGAAATTACAAAAGCAAATGGAAAGTGTGGATTACACCAAAGCTTGTGTATCCGCTATGAATGAGATTTCTCAAAGAGCACTTAAATACATAAGTAACGTAACAAAGCCGGGGCATTACAAAAACGGTAAAACGGGCGGTACACTTAAAAAGAGTTGGCAAGCAGAAAGAACAACTGTAAGCGGAAGTACGGTAAAAGGCGGAATATATACCGCACTTGAATATGCTCCTTATGTAGAGTTCGGACACCGTACAAGGCTCGGAAAGGGTACGTCCCCGAAGTACAAGCCTAAGAAAAACGGCAAAAAGTGGGTTGAGGGTAAAAAGTATCTTAACACCGTAGTACCGAAAGTTGAAAGGGATGCACCTAAAATACTTATGCAGAAAATGGAGGAAGTATTGAAATGACATCAAAAATAAAAAATGCAGTGACGAAAGCTATTCATAACCTGTTTGGCGATGATTATGCGGTATATACGGCATACACCGAACAAGGATTTTCAGAGCCTTGCTTTATCGTTGAAATGTTTCCGCTTAACGTACAGTCGACAAATTCATTTTTGGACGATGAAACGCAGACGGTAAGAATAAGATATGTTCCGAAAGATATAAGTCAAGATGAATTTATTGATGTGGCTGAAAAATTAAGAGATTTGTTTTTATACAATCCGCTTGTATTGTCCGATGGTATGCGTATAAGAAGTTTTAGTATAGATTTTTCTTTGGAAAACTACACACTTGTGACGGAGCTTGTATACAATTACACCATTAAGGTGAGAAACGAAAGTACATACGATAAGGCAGAAGATTTGATATTAGGAGGAGATTTATAATGGGTTTACCTGAAATAAATATAGTGTTTCAGTCCAAAGCTGAAACGGCAATTAAACGAAGTGCAAACGGCATTGTTGCACTGATTTTGCGTGACGCAACCAAAGGTGATATTACATCATATTCGTATACAAATGAGAGTGAAGTTGTAAAATCTCATTGGACAACCGCAAATTATGATTACATAAGCAAGACGTTCCTCGGCGGACCGCAAAGGGTTATTGTTGAGAGAATAGGTGCGGAAGATACCTATGACGACGCGCTTGCACGATTAAAAAATAAAAAGTGGAATTACCTTGCAATACCGTCGCTTGCCGATAACGAAAAAGATATTGCGGATTGGATTATTGCACAGAGAAGTGCGAAAAAGACATTTAAAGCCGTACTTCCGTATGCGGCGAATAATGAGGGTATTATAAACTTCGCAACCAATGATATAAAAGTCGGTACAAAGGTTTATACCACTGCCGAATACTGTTGCCGTATCGCAGGACTTTTGGCAGGATTGCCTATGACAGAGGGTGCAACGTATCAAACTCTTGCGGAGGTTGAAAGCATAACGGAAAGTACAACTCCGGATGATGATATTGACGGCGGTAAGTTTATACTTATTAATGACGGCGAAAAGGTTAAAGTCGGCAGAGGTGTCAATTCGCTTGTAACATTGTCGGGTGATAAGACGGAGGATATGAAAAAAATCAAGATTATAGACAGTCTTGACCTCATAAGAGATGATATAAAAGCATCGTTTGAGGAAAATTATATTAACGTTGTAAACAGTCACGAAAATAAAATGTTGTTTATCGGTGCGGTTAATCAGTATTTTAAGTCGTTGCAGTCACAGGGCGTATTGTATGACGGTGCCGATTGCAGAGCTTATATTGACGTTCAGTCGCAACGTGAATGGCTTGCTCAAAAATATGACGTGTCGGATTGGACAGACAGTGAAGTTGAAGTGGCAAATACGGGAAGTATCATATTTGCGGGTGCTGATATTACAATACAGGATTGTATTGAGGACTTGAGTTTTAAAATAGGATTGGAGTGATAGATAATGGCTGAAAGTGTTAAACCGAGAGGTAATCAACTTTGTTCCGGTACATTCGGTAAACTTTGGATTGACGGAAGTCTTGCCTATGAAGTGTATAAGTTCGAGGCAAAGGAAAAGACGAATCGTGAGGGAGTAAGTTTTGCCGGTAGCACAACGAACGATTCAAAGCTTATGGGCGTTGACTATGAATTTTCATATACCGTACGAAAAGTATATTCAAGGGGTAAAGAAATAGCTGACGGACATAAAAAAGGTAAAGATACAAGACATACGTTGGTGGCAAGACTTGAAGATCCCGATAACGGTGGTTATGAAACAATTCAACTTGATAATTGTTGGTATAATGATGTGTCACTTATGAATTTTGAAACCGGTAAGATAGTTGAAGAAGAATTCAGCGGCGGTTTTACCGACTATGACCTTACATCTACAATGAATGCGTAATAACGGAGGTAAAAGATTATGGATAAGAATACAAAAATTACTCTTGCGGAACTTATTAAGCGTAAGGAGCAAGTGCTTGAGGCAAAGAAAAGTCCGAAGAAAGCAAGAATATATGTAAAAAGCCTTGGTGGCGAGATTGTTATAAAAGCACCGACAAAGTCGCTTGCAACAGAATCGGCGGAAATGGAAAAGGACGGTGACGCTCACCTTGTTTATGAATGTGTTGCCGAACCGGATTTACATTCAAAGGAACTTCAAGACGCATACGGCTGTACATATCCCGAAGAAATTGTTGAAAAACTCTTCGATGCGGGCGAAATCACACCTATCGCGATGGAGTGTATGAAACTTGCGGGATATGTTGACAGTGTAAAGCTTGTTGAAGAAGTAAAAAACTGATAGAGGCAGATGATGAACTCTATATGATACATCATTATCTGCAAAGAGGAATATTGCCCGAAAAGGTGCTTGCAAGACCGGAAATTGAAAAAATATTTTTCCTTGCAAGTGCCAAAAAGGCAAATGATGACGAGTACGCAAAGTGGAAAGCATTGGGAGGTGAATAGTTTTGGATAAGTCGATAGCCATAAATATGAATCTTAATGCAAGTAGTTTTGCAAAAGGTATCAAGACCGCAACAAGCAGTGTTGAAAATATGACCGAATCTATGAAAGACGCAACAAGCAGTGCCTCCAAAATGACTTCCGTAATGCAAGGGATAGGCAGTGGCGTCGCAAAAGTCGGAAAGGGTTTGGCTATTGCGGGTACAGCCGCCGCAACTGCTGTTACTGCATTGGTTTCAAAGTCTGTCGGTGCATTTGCTGATTATGAACAACTTACGGGCGGTGTAGAAACGTTGTTCGGAGCAGGCGGAAGAAGTGTTGAGGAATATGCACAGAGTGTCGGTAAAAGTGTTTCTGACGTTCAAGGTACATATGACAGTTTGATGAACGCACAAGGGGCGGTTTTGGAAAATGCAAACAAAGCCTATATGACAGCCGGTATGTCTGCAAATGAATATATGGATACCGTTACAGGCTTTTCAGCATCATTAATATCGAGTCTGGGCGGCGATACAACGAAAGCCGCCGAATACGCAAATTCAGCATTGGTCGATATGTCGGATAATGCCAACAAAATGGGTACGGATATGGAATCAATAAAGAATGCGTATCAAGGATTTGCAAAACAAAATTATACCATGCTTGATAACTTGAAGTTAGGTTACGGCGGTACACAAGAGGAAATGAAACGACTTCTCAGTGACGCAGAAAAGCTTACGGGACAGAGGTACGACATTTCATCATTTGCCGATATTACACAGGCTATTCACGCAATTCAAACTCAAATGGATATTACCGGCACAACCGCAAAAGAGGCAAGTACGACAATAAGCGGATCGTGGGGGTCACTGAAAGCGGCATTTCAAAACGTGTTGGTGGGACTGACAACAGGCGGAGATATGTTTGACCAAAGTTTAGACGCATTGATTAATACAGCCGTAACATTCGGACAGAATATTATACCCGCCATTAAAGGTGCTTTGAGTGGTGTCGGCTATTTAATTGAGGGTTTGGCACCGGTAATCGGCGAAACAATTCCACCGTTAATTAATGACCTCGCTCCTACATTGGCAAACAGTGCCGTATCGCTTATATCGTCTTTGGTAAATGGTCTGACACAGAACGCAACGCAATTTTCAGAGTGCTTGAGCAATATGATTATTGTAGCGGTCGCCGGTATTTCAACCGTAGTGCCACAGTTATTAGATGCGGCGTCAAAAATAGTCAGCAATTGAATGCAAGGATTAACTAATTCTATGCCTCAAATTGTGAACGGAGCAGTAACTTTGGTAGAGGGGTTAGTCAATGGATTAGTGAACAACATACCATTGCTTATTATGGGAGCCGTTCAGCTTGTTGCGTCTTTGGCAAACGGTTTGATAGCAAATTTACCGAGAATAATAGATGCAGGTGTAAATCTGATAACAGGAATTGTTAGCGCGTCATATTCGATGATGCCCCAAATTATACAAAACGGAATGCAGTTGGTCGTAAACTTAGCAGTCGGACTTGTACGGGCAATTCCGCAGTTGATAGCGGCTTTACCGCGAATAACGAGTGCAATCGTAAAAGGATTTAAGTCTGTTAATTGGTTTGATTTGGGTTTGCAGTTGATAAAGTCAATTTGGGAAGGTATCAAATCAATCGGAAGTGAGATGTGGAACGGAGTCAAAGAAAAAACGTCAGAATTATGGGGCGGTGTAAAAAATGTTGTATCGGAAAAACTGAACAACATAAAAAGTACATATGACGCACACGGCAGAGGACTGAAAGGTGCTACATTTGCGGCAATAGAGGGTGTCAAGGAATACTACAGGACAGGCTATGACGCAATTAATCAATTAACAGGCGGTAAGCTCGGCGAGGTTGTCAATGCAGTCGGTGAAAAGATGGAAGTCGTAAAAGGTAAATTCAGCGAAGCGTTTGGCAATGTGAAAAACACCGTAATGACTATTTTTGAAAACATTAAAAATGGTATTACTGAAAAAATCAGTGCGGCGGTGAACAAAGTCAAGGAGATATTCGGCAGTATTGCCGACAAGGTATCGGACGTTTGGGGTAAGATTAAAGGAATTATCAAAGCGCCTAAGATTGTACAAAAAGGTACGGTAAGTATAGCCGGTGTCAGTACACCGATTCCGAAACTTGGACTTGAATGGAATGCAAAAGGCGGTATTATGACACGTCCGACAGCGTTCGGATATGCAAACGGAAAAGTCCAAATGGGCGGAGAGGCAGGAGCAGAGGCGATACTTCCGCTTAGAACATTTTGGAACAATTTAAGTCAATACATAGCCGAAAGCAACAAAGGCGGCAATACTATAACGAATGAAATTAAGATAGTTATAAACGCCGACAACAGGACCGCAGATGAAATTGCCGATGATGTTATAAACGTAATAGTTCCCAAAATTCAAAAATGTATGGCGAATATGTAGGAGGTAAAAATGTTAGACTTTTATTTGAGCATAAACAACAGTGAAGAAGTTATACACATTCCTGTTACTCCGTCCGAATTTACCGTATCAAGTTCACAGGGAACGGAAACATTTGAAACGGCAAATTATGGTTGGATAAAAATTATCGGCAATACAGAGCTTAAGACCGTTTCTTGGAACAGTTTCTTTTCGATGAGAGATTATCCGTATTTGCGTGACAGAAGTATGAAAGGACAGGAATATGCGGACAAAATCGAAAACTGGCGTAAGCGTAAACTTCCGATACGGCTTGTCATTACGTCTTCGGGTATCTGCAATGTAGATATAAATATAGCGGCGGCAATAGATAAGTTTGATTACAGTGTCGGCACAGGCGGCGACTTAAATTATTCAATCGAACTCGGCGAGGTTAATCTTTTAAACGATGAACAGGAGGGACTGACAGTGGCACAGTATGATGAAATAATGGCAAGAATTGATAATATAGAAGAAAGGCTTAGCAGTGTTGAAAACACAATGATATATAACTATATGGACGATAATATGCCGTCTTGGGCTAAACCGACTATTCAAAAGCTGATGGACAGAGGTATTATAAGTGGTACAGACGATAACGAACTCGGTCTTACAATGGATATTATTCGTACACTTGTTATTATTGACAAAACAGACGGATTTGAAAATTATACGGTTGACATTATGCCGTCATGGGCAGAGGCGACTATTGAAAAGGCAAAAAGAAAAGGTTATCTAAACGGTGACGGCGAGGACGGATACGGTTTGACAAAGAGTATGATACGTTTACTTGTTATTATGGATAATGCCGGTTGTTTCGGAGATTAAAAAACTATTGCAATATTTTCCTTTTGTGATATAATAAAACAAAAGGGAGGTTATGGATATGAAGAAATATATAGCAGGTATTGCAACAGGTGTGATTTTATCATGCTCGGTAGCTTTGGCAGTAAATTATACTGCGACAGAGAATACGTTTCCTATTCAATTAAACGGCGAAAACGTTAATGTAGAGGGATATAATATTGACGGCAGTACATATTTTAAACTTCGTGATATAGCTGATACGGTAGGCGGTTTCAATGTTGATTTTAACAACAATACTATTCAGCTTTCAAAAGACGGATATGTATATGAAACAAAACCGAGTAAAAATGATTTTGTTTTAGACGATAATGCAAAATCGTTTCTTGCGGAGCAAGGTTATGTGATACCGTATTTTACTCAGAACGATTTAAAAAGTGAAGATTTTGTAAAGAGCTTTATCTTCTATTATTACACAGAGGGTTATGGCGCGGATATGTCCACTCAATATAAAAACGGATATTTTGAATGGTCTGAAAATTCCGTAAGAGATACTTATAAATCGCTTTTCGGAGTAGATATGCCTGAATATCATCCGACCGATAACAGCAGTGTTTTATATGAAAACGGTAATTATAAAATCAGTGTTTCAAATCGTGGAGATGGCAGATATGAATTTATAAGTGCCGAGAATGTCAATGACGGAATGAATGTAATGTTTAAAGAAACCGATTCAACAGGAACAGACTTCGGAACAGTTACATTCCACCTTGTTCCGGCAGATAACTCAAACGGATATATAATAACCCAAAAAACAAATTAATTTTAACTATGGCTTAAAAAGTACATCGGATACGGTGTACTTTTTTTGTACGCAAAAATGGAGGTATATATGGGTGTAATTGATAATGCAGTTCAATGGGCGACAGATATTGCAAATGACGACAGTCACGGTTACAGTCAATCGGTGAGATGGGGACCGCATTATGATTGTTCTTCTTTTGTTATAACGGCATATCAAAATGCGGGAGTGCCTGTTAAAGATAATGGTGCTACATATACGGGGGATATGTATAACGTTTTTATTTCGTGTGGATTTAAAGACGTAACGTCGTCCTGTAATTTGTCAAACGGAGCAGGTATGTTAAAAGGTGATGTACTTTTAAATAAAGCAGACCATACCGCTTTGGTACAGGCGGACGGCGGAAAAACAGTTGAGGCAAGAGGAACATCATTCGGTATTGTTACCAACGTGCCTTACAGAAATTATCCGTGGGATTGTGTACTCAGATATACCAAAGACGGAGACGGTTATATTGCAAACTGGGTTGAGAGAGAAATACCGAACATCGGAAAGTCGCTCGCAACTAAATCATATATGGCATACCAAACATATACGAACAGTCAAGCAAGCGGATATAAATACTTGTGGGGCAGTGACAGCAGTACGTCAAACGGCGGATTGCGAAAGTACAAAGATTTTATTTGTATGGCACTCGGTTCGTATTACGGACCGGACGGCACGTTTGTTAAGATTGAATTTGACGACGGTAAAGTGATATACGCAGTCAAAGGTGACGAAAAGAAAGACAGTGAAACCGATAGCCGACATATGTATCATACCGGCAGTGACGCAAATATGACGGAGTTTATTGTTGACGGAAATATTGTAACAAGCAATGAAAAATTTACATCTGCATTAGAGTCGGAAGGAATTAATCGCTCTGCCCGTGTTGTGAGAATTTGGACAAGTGACACAGAGCCGACATATGGAAGTAACGGAAGTACATCGGGTGAAAAAGAATATCATTTTGCGGATACCAACGAAAAAATACCTATCCACAATTCGATTTTCAAACAAGCACCTATGCAGTTAGACGGTACTTTGAAAGTAGTAGTAAACGATACAGACGTATCAAAGCATATAGGAGATATATCGTGGACGAATACAAAAAATACACTTGCAACAACGATGTCTTTCAGCACTCCGAAACCTAAAGAAATGAAGTATATGAATATATACATACCTCAAATGGGTGATATTATGAGGTACAGCGGAGGAGATAAAGAAGATTTCAGAGGTGTAATAATCGAAGTTGACGACGGAGCAATGTATGTAAACAAATACACTGCCGTTGATGTAGGTTGGTATCTGAACAAGAGCACCGACACATATCAGTTTACATCTATGCGTGCCGATGATTGCATTAAGAAAATATGCAACGATTTATACATTCCGATTGTGCTTATTCCCGAATTGGGTACGCTTATAACGCAAATATATATTGATAAACCCGTATCTGACGTTATCAAGGATATTCTTGAAAAGTGCGGAAGTGGGTATAACTTTGACTTTGTACCCGACGGTATGCGTATATATTTGTGCAGAGATATTGAGGCTAAGCCGAAGTTTAGAATATCTTCCAATACCGAACTCAAAAACTCGGTACAGTATATGGGTAATATCGAGCATAAAGGCAGTATTGAGAATATGAAGAACAGTATTAAGGTTATAACTGAAACGGACGTTATGACTACCTTGAAAGCCGATGAGAGTATATCAAAATACGGCTTTCTGCAAGAGGTTGTGAAAATGAATGACGGAGATAATGCGGCGGATTTGGCAAAGAAAAATCTTGATGAGCTGAATAAGGAAGATGAAACGTATTCCGGTGAAATAATAGAGGAATTGGCAAGCTATACACGAGCCGGAAGTACGATAGAAAAAGACGGAGTGAAGTATGTAATTACAAGCAGTCAGCACAGCATAAAAAACGGTGTTCACTACAATAAAATTGATATGGAGAGATTAGTATGAAAAACGGAGTCGAAACACTTGCAAAGATGTTTAAGGACCGTGAAAACGCAACGAGTGATTTTGTCGTATTCGGTAAAATAATTGAGCTACCGAACCTTAAAATACAATTCACCTCTAAAATAATTCTGACTAAGGACCATATAAAAAGTCTTATTGATTTATACAAACAGGATATTGACGGACGATATGTTTATAAAGGCAGAGAAGTTGCAATGATTCCGTACAGAGGCAATAACAGATATTTGGTGTTGGGGGTGACGGAGAATGGCTGATTACACAAAAACAGAACCTGCATTCGATTTTCAAAAGGGCGATTTTATTATTATAAACGGTCGTCCGAAAATGACGGTTGGCAGGGAACGTATAAAAAATTGGGTGCAAAAAATACTCAATACGCAAAAGGGAAGATATAAAATTTATAACGGTACAGGATACGGTATAAATATAGAAGATACTTTTGTCGGAAAGAATTACAATCGTGACTACATCCGTTCGGAAGTCAAGCGTGAGATAACCGAAATACTGACCGCAAATGAAGATATAGTGAGTATTGATAACTTTAATATGGAAGTAGACGGCTCACTGCTTACAGTATCTTTTACCGTAAACAGCGTGTACGGCGATATAAATGATGTTAAGGGGGCGATATAATGGCTGAAACTATTGATACAATACTTGAACGTATGCTTTTGCAGATACCGTCAAGATATGATACGTCGTCGGGAACATATACATACGATATAGAAAAATCAACGGCAATGGAGTTTGAGAATGTTTATGATATTATATCATCTCTCGACTCTTATTTTTATGCGTCAACCGCTACAGGTAAGTATCTTGATATGCGTGTAGGCGAGTTCGGATTGGAACGCAAGGACGCAAGCTATGCAACAGGCTGTGTGACTGTAAGCGGTAACGTCGGAGCAAAAGTGTCTGTCGGTGAAAAGGTGGCGGCGGGAAATATTATATTCAATATAACTGAAAATGCGGTCATACCGAGTGAGGGGAGTGTAACTGTACAAGTTGTATGTGACAGTGCCGGAATAAAGGGTAATGTTGAAAAAGGCAAAATAAACAGATTTCCGGTTACTGTTCAAGGACTTGTATCCGTAACAAATGAAATTTCAACCACAGGAGGCAGTGACAAAGAAAGTGATGTTGAACTGCGAAAGCGTTTTACCGAATATGTTTCGCATCCTATAACAAGCGGAAATAAGTGGCAGTATATCTCTTGGGCAAAATCAGTTGACGGAGTGGGTGACGCAAAATGCTTGCCGTTGTGGAACGGAGCAGGAACGGTTAAAGTGATAATCGTTGACAGTGAAAAACAACTTGCCGGAAGTGAGCTTATAAATAAGGTACAGAGTTATATAGATGAACAATGTCCGATAGGTGCAGATGTGACTGTTACCACTGCAACGGCAGTGAGCATAAGCATAACATTTTCGGCAGACGTAGATGACGGCACGCTTGAAAGTATTAAATCGAATATCAGAAGTTATTTGCGTGATGTGTCTTTTGCAAACGGATATGTGTCATACGCAAAAATAGGTCAAACCATATTGAATACAGACGGTGTTGATGATTATTCAAATTTGAAAATCAATTCAAAAACAGAAAATATCACAATATCCGAAACTGAAATTGCCGTTCTTGGGGGTGTTGCCGTTGGCTGATGTAGGACAGAATTTACCGTCGTACTATAAAAAGTCACGGTATATAAAAGCATTAAATACACCCGTCAATGCGGAATTTGAACGTTTGTATGAGTTGATAGAAATGTTTATGAAAAACAGATTTATTGACAGTGCCGATGAAGATGCCGTAAGAGAATATGAAAAAAGTTTGGGTATATCAGAAATCGGCAATACCCTTGAGGCACGAAAGAGCCTTATTAAAATAAGAATGAGAGGGTCGCAAACCTCAACAAAGGCGAATTTGCGGGCGGTAATTGAGAGTTACGGTGTATTGGTTGATATAACCGAAGATATTAAGAATTACAGTTTTACTGTGACTTTTCATCAACCCGATGTACCTGAGAGCACAATTAGGAATATTATCGAGGACTTGAAACCTGCTCATCTGTCTGTAACATATTCGTATGAATATACAGGGACATTTGAATTTGCTGAAAGTGAAAATGAATATAATATCGGAGTCGGATTTGCCGATGGCAACGGTCATGGCGGATATTTGGGGAATATTTAAGGAGGGAATTGTATGAATTTTAATAATAAATTGCCCGAGTGGAAGAATAGCGGTACAGAACCGAGTGACAGTCTAAAAAACGACGGATTTAAAGCCGGATATAAACCGTCGGCAAATGTTTTTAATTGGTTTTGGAATAAAACAGGTAAATGTATAAAGGAGCTTCAGGAAAAGCTTAGCTGCGCGCCTATCCCATTATCGGGTGTATGCACTACCGCAAAAGGCACTACAGGGAAAGTCGTTACGTGCCCCGACTTTAAAATATATGACGGCGCAAGAATAGCCGTTACCTTTAATAATGGAAATAGCGCAAATTATATGACGTTAAATGTAAACGGAACAGGCGCATATTTTGCGTGGTTCCCGATTGGCACAAGTCGCGCTTACAATAATGAGTTAATTTCAAAATTTATTGTTGCTGGCTGTACATATGAGTTCATTTATCAGGACGGTGCAACTCCCAAATGGGTATACTGCGGCATGACAAGTATTCCGATAAATGACGAGACCCCGACATATACGGAAGCAGAAGAGCGTGACAATCTTGCAAGCGGTGAAAAATTGTCTACTGCTTTTGGAAAAATTAAGAAATGGTTTGCGGATTTAAAAGCAGTTGCATTTTCAAATGACTACAACGACTTGGATAATACGCCTACAGCCTTGAAGAATCCAAACGCCTTGACTTTATCTATGAACGGAACGTCTACAAGCTATACGGGCGAAAGCAGCGTAGCAAAAACGTGGTACGCCCCAACGACAGCAGGTACGGCAGGCTATATTCCTATCAGTAATGGAAGTGGCGCGCCTGCGTGGAGGCAGCCTGATTATTATGGGGTATGCTCCACGGAGGGCGCTACGCGAGATAAAGTAGTAGACATACCTAATTTTAAACTTGTAAACGGTGTTCGTATTAGAGTTAAATTTACATACTCGCATGCTATTCTTGCGTCTGGCACTAACGCTCGATTAAATGTTTCAAATACTGGCGCAAAAACAGTATACTTAGCGAATAAACTTGTGAGGGGCTATTACGGAGTTCCTAATGCCTCCAGCGCTGACACCTCTATGTACCCGAACACTTGGGACGAGAATGAGGTAATTGAGTTTTGGTATGACGGTAGTTCGTGGCGAAGCATACCAGAAACGCATATACTTGACCCCTTAGACGTAAAATTAGTTCGCGCATCATGGGTGACTTGGAATACCGCTGGAAATACAACGTATCTCCCTAAATTTCTCAATAAAATAATACGAAGCTGCGATTTTTTTGCAGATTCTTCAAATGCTGCGTCTATTATACAGGAAGCATTAAGGCATACTGCGAATGCTGGCAGGCTATCTATAATTACCACTTACGGTAACTCGTATTTCACTATAGATGATAATATTTATATAGCAGAAAGCCAAACAGAGTCATCTTTACGTGCACCTCGAAAAGTTACTATAGAAGGGCGTTCTATGGTTAGCACAAGTAAAGCGCGCCTTGACTTTAAAAATAATTGCAGTATAAAAAACGGCGGGGCTACTAGCCCACAGCTAACTCTTAAAAATCTTGAACTTCAATTATACTGGGGTATAGGAGTTGGAGTTCAAAATACTACTTTTATAAATTTGGGTACAGGCAATGGCAGCGTACTTATACTTGAAAACTGTGATATATCAATATCTGAGTCGCAAGTTTCTGAGCTACCTGCTTTTATTGCTGACACTATAATAATGAAAAACTGTAATTATAGCTTAGAAGCTACTGAGCATAGTCAATATATGTGTTACTCAGGTATACGGTGTAACCGCTTAGAAATAGACGGCGGCTCAATAAGTATTACTAATGATTGTAGTAATACAATAAATCCCGACAATTTTGAACTTAATTTTATTTACGGCTCTAATGTAACAGGTTACATAAAAAATTGTACAATTAACGGCGCAGGGTCTTATAGAGTATCAATAATTGACAGTCCATATATTGAAGTAGCCACTTGCGATATTACGTTAGGAAATAAAGCATCTTTATGCCATTATACAACGAGTACCGAAAAAATTTATACTGCACTTCGAGATTGCACAATAAATTATACTGCTTCTACTTACTTGACTTTCGGTAAAATAACGGGCTGTACTTTTAAAAATTCAAGTACCGGTTATACAACTGATGCCTATAAGCTACAGGTACTCTGCCCGGCGCAGATAACAAATAACGCATTTGTGGGCCGCTCAGAAATGAATTTTAATGGAAATAAAGTATTATTCACAAATAACATACTGCAATACTCTCAATCTTATACTACATTTCCTACGGGCAGCGTAAACGCAAATAATATGGTATCGGGCTAAGAAAGGAGCAGTACATATGGAAATACTTGATAATTTTGTAGTCAAAGATAGTAAAATACACCTTAATCAATACGCTCTTGTTATAAGACATTATACAGCTTTAGCTAAAGAAACATATACGGATAAAATTTATTATGTAGATGATGAAGGAGCGCATGAACTTGAAGTCAATGTAGTACCTAAACATCAGCTTTTAGAGATTATTTCTAAAACAGAATTGGACAATTCTCAGTATTCGTATATGGAGGGTATTGAGCTAAAAACGCAAGACTTTAATAGGGAAATCGAAGAAATTGCTTCGTATGGCAGTCTTGAAGCATATCAAGCTTCATTGCCTGAATATACGGACGAGTTTATGCTTGATGTTGATGTGCGATTGTCAATGTTGGAAATGGGAATAACGGAATAGGAGGTATGAAATATGAATCACGGACGTTCATACGGATTGTGCAAGAAAATTGTAGCCGTTGGAAAAATGAGCAAAGAA